TCAATTTTGCAGCTTTAATAAAAGATGAGAAAATGAAAAAATTCCTAGTACAGATATGGGCTTATGATTATCACGCTAAATTTGAAGTTTTAGCGGAAGATAATGCCCTTTCCATTGAAAAATCAATCCTTGACAAACTAGGAGAAAAGAGTGTAAAATGGGAATCAACGGGAATGTTTAGAGATACCCGGAGAATAACCTATGAGGAGGTTATAAATGACACAAGACCTATACACTACAAAGAGGTCCTTGGAGTTAGAGTGGCAACAGGAGTACCTGAAGGAGGGCAAATATAATATCAATATGTCCTATATAGATAAAAAAATTCAGGAGATTGTTAAAGAGATCATTGCCAAAGAGTTCGAAGAATCTACTCTCCGTAATAAAGTAGATGAATCCAAGGCTCAAGTTTCGATAGCCACTTAAGCGCTATCAAAAAATCAATTTTTTTCCTAGGGATACCTTGCACTTTATTTAAAAATAGAGTATAGAAAAATTACTATACAAATTTTAACAAAAAATTAAATGTAGACGCGTATAGTCGACATCCCCTAGGGACTACATTTATTATATTCTAGGAGGAATATTATGGCAAATACAACGTTTAAGGGAACGGTAAGAGCAGAATCTGGTCTTAAAGTTTCCGCACAAACAGCAGCTACTGGAGCTTACACTGATAAGTTTACTATTGATTCAAGTGGAAATGTAGTAGTTAAAGGAACGTTAACAAGACTAACACCAGCAACAATTTTTAACTACAACTACATTACATGTGCAGCACCTATTGTTACAAATTTAGGTAACTCAGCTGACGGTGTAATGGCAACTGAAGATAAATTTGGAATGCTGTTTTTTGGTCCAAATAACGAAATGTACCCAGCAACAGCACTTTCTATTGGTGCTTATACAGCAGCTGGTAAAACACCACAATTAGATGGAACAGTACCAGCAACAGATACAGCTACAACACAAGCTGGATTTGATTTACAGATGGATACTGAATCAGCAGCTGCAACAGGACTAGAAGTAGTCTTAGCAGGTGGTCCACTAGGTGGAAATGCTAATGGCATTACAGTTGGCACACATGCAGCTACTATTGATGCAACATTCAATACACCTGACTGGACTGACTTTGATGCTTGTGGTATCGGATTTAGAAAAGTTGAAGACTTTAATGATGGTCACGTACCAATTCTTGACGGAGCCGCAGCTGGTGATGGTATTTATACTGACTATGCTGCATTTGGAGCAATGGGTGATACAAACCTTGAAATCATGACTGACTTAAATAACTCAGGAACATCTACTTCGACAGATTGTGGAGCTTCAGTTCCAGTTGATGGTCAAAACTTAAGAGTAAAAATAACTCTCTCATCAGCAGGTGTAGTAACTTATTCATTTGTTGTGAATGCAGTGGCAGGAGCAGGTACTTTAGCTGCACCAGCAACAACAGCAGCATATACTTTTGACGATGGCGATGTTGTAGTACCTTATATCTTTACATCAAGTGACACGGCAGCAGCTGATGTACTTTGGTTAAAAGACTTAACGGTAACTCGTACGCCTGGTGTAAGTTACACTAACTAACAAACTTTAAGATGGGGCTTCGGCCCCATCTAGTAATCTTAATTAAGGAGGGATTATGGCAGATACAGTAACAGGACCAACTATCATGCAACAAAATGATGCAAGGGTAGTTATCAAGTATGTAAATCAATCAGACGGAAATGGTGGAACAACAGTTTTTGGTGATGTTTCAGCAATGGCAACAAATGAGAATGGGGCATCTTGTCTGCACTTAGTATTACAAAGAGTATGGTTTTCTAGTGATACTGGAGATGGCGGAGATACTTATGTTCGTATGGATGAAGAAGATAGCAATGGTGACATTCCAGTTTTAGGTTTAACAGGATCAGGCTATTGGGATTTTAGAGAATTCGGTGGAATAAAAACAGACAAATCAGCTAATAGTAATCAAAGTGATGTTAATCTTGTAGTTCCAGCTGCCGCTGATTCTGGAAACATGTATACGGTAATAGCAGAATTCAAGAAGTTATATTAGGAGGTAGCGCATGGCGAATACTACTTCTGGAACAGTCACTTTTGACAAAACATTTGCTGTTGATGAAATTATCAATGAAGCCTATGAGCGTATAGGTTCTCAAGTAACTTCTGGATATCAATTAAAAACAGCAAGGCGTTCTTTAAACATAATGTTTCAAGAATGGGGCAATAGAGGTTTGCACTACTGGGAAGTAGGTGATACCGATATTGATCTTATTGAAGGTCAAGCTGAATATACTTTTTATCGAGCAAGTGGTGATGGAACTTCTTCTGTGACTGTTGGTGGAACAACAGGAACTTCAACGTACGGCATTGCTGACGTTTTAGAAGCTACACTTAGAGCTGATAGAACTGCTACAGATCAAGCTGATTCTACACTTACAAAAACAGACCGATCAACTTATTCAGGTTTAGCAAATAAATTATCTAAGGGAACTCCTACTAGATATTTTGTTCAAAGACTTGTTGATAAAACAACTGTAACTGTTTATCCAACACCCGATTCTTCTAATGCAGCGAAAGCTGTTCACATGTTTTTTGTAAAAAGAATTCAAGATGCAGATGCAACTTATACCGATGCAACGGATGTACCTTATCGTTTTGTACCTTGCATGGCGTCAGGTTTATCATTTTATTTAGCTCAAAAATATGCACCTCAAAGAGTACAAGAATTAAAATTATTATATGAAGACGAATTAAAAAGAGCTCTGGCAGAAGATGGATCTTCTACAAGTACTTATATAACTCCAGAATCTTATTATCCGAGTGGTTAACTATGGCATTTGCAAGAGGAAAATACGCTAAAGCAATATCAGATCGAAGTGGTATGGAATTTCCATATAGAGAAATGGTTAGAGAATGGAATGGTATGTTTGTTCATAAATCCGAATATGAAGCGCGACATCCTCAAGACGAAGCAAAACATTATAGTGTAGAAGGACATGGTTTAAGATATGCAAGACCCGCAAGAACTGAAAATACAGTTGTTACAATATTAGGACCGAATCCTTTTGAAACAATTTCAGCAGGATCAGGAATTATAAATGTGTTTGAAAAAAGTCACGGAAGATCAACAGATGACACAGTACGATTTAGAGGTCCTATTTGGACAAGTTCAGATTCAGATGCATATCAGAACCCAGTGGGTTTTGATGGTGTTACAGGAGCGAATTTAGCAAAAGCCGCTGGCTACTCGATTACGGTTGGTAAACGAGATTCAGATGGTGATGTGACTGCAACCGATAACTTCTACTACTTTACTGTAGATACGAATACTGCTACAGCTGGAGGAATATCAGGAGGAGGTAATAATTGTTCGGCTGGTCCGGCAACTTTGACAGCATAAAGGCAGGTTTTACATATTCAACACTCACAACAGCAATTTTAAATTATACAGAAGTAGGTAGTACTGTTCTTAGAGATACTGTTTTAGAAAGACTTATTAAAAACGCTGAACATACTATTTTTAGGGCAGTTGATATAGATGATGAAAGATTTTATTCTACTTCAAACTGTATTATTGGAAACAGATATGTAAGTATTCCGGCTAATTGTCGAGTCATTAGATATGTTCAATTATTAAATGATAATGTGAGTCCTAATGTTCAAGTTTTCTTGGAACAAAGAGATACTAGTTTTATGGCGGAATATTATGATACTCCTTCTACTGCATCTACTTCTCTTCCTAAATATTGGGCTAATTGGGATGAAGAATATTGGGTAGTTGCACCTACTCCTGACACAGCTTATGAAATTACCATGGCTTTTAATAAAGAGCCGACGAGTCTTACAGATTCTAGCAAATCCACAACAGGAACTTATGTATCCAATAAATATCCTGATTTACTTTTGTATGGATGTCTGGTAAATACATATGGATACTTGAAAGGTCCGCAGGATATGCTACAATACTATCAAGCGGCTTATAAAGAAGCTTTAGAATCGTACGCGATCGAGCAAATCGGTCAAAGACGCAGAAGCGAATACGGCGATGGAGTCATTCGCGCTCAACTAATCTCAAAATCCCCATCGAGTAATTAATTATGAAGGAGAAAAATAAATGGCAAACGTAATACCTTATGCATTCCGTGGAGAACTATTCACAGGAACACATAATTTTGCATCTGGAGGAGATCAGTTTAAATTAGCACTGTATACTTCTAGTCCGTATGATACATCGAGTACTGTGTATGTATCTACAAATGAACAAAGTTCAGCGGGTGGAAGTAATTATACGGCTACGGGAAATGATTTAGGTAGCAATGCAGTAGTTTCAACA